ACAGCTCAGCCGCTACGAGAAGTGCATGGCCGCCCAGTGACCGAAACCCGTGGCGCGGATATCCGACCGATACCCGCGCCACAGATGGAGCCCGAATGGAAAAGCTCATTGAACTCAAGGCCATCGCCGCGGTGGCGGCGATGCTCTCGGCCTCGCTGCTGGTCGCCTTCGGGAAGATCGGAGACGGCGTGTACTCGACCGTGATGGTGGCGACGTTGGCGGCCGTGGCCGCTGTGCAGTTCGTTCCCGAGCGGAAGGCGGCCGAATGAACCCCTTCAGCGTCGCATGCACCGCGCAGAAGGTGATTGCCTACGCGGCCATCGCGGCGGCCGTGGCCTTCGCCGCCGCGGCCATCGTGCAGACCGTCCGCCTTGCCGGCGAGCGCCGTGCCCACGACGAACTGGCGACCGAGTTCGCCACCCACAAGGAAGACGCCGAGCGCACCGCGCGCCTCGCCTCCGAGAATTACCGGCGCGAGGAACAGCGCCGCATCCAAGCACAGAAGGAAGCCGAAGATGAAGCCACTCGCCAACTCGAGGCTGCCCGCGCTGATGCCGGCGCTGCTGCTGATGCTCTGCGCCGGCTGCGCCAGCGTGTCGCCGCCGACGCCGCCCGTCGTGCCGCCGCCGGCGATCCCGCCGCTCCCCAAGGCGGCCCGGCAGCCGAGCCCGCCGCCCATCTGCCAGCCGACGCGCTGCTCGCCCGGCTTGGTGAGGCTGCTGGACAGCTTGCTGCCCACGCCGACGCCGCCCGAATCGCCGGCCTCGCCTGCGAGCGGTCCTATGACGCGCTGACCAGGGGCGCCGAATGATCCCCCCGCTGGTCTACATCGAGTGGGAGGACGCGCACGAGCTCGACCTCGACACCGGCTGGGTCCACACCACGGACCACACCTACCAGCCGGTCATCGTGCACCAGGTGGGCTACATCCTCGCGGAGACGCCCGAGGCCTTCATCCTCACCGCCGCCTGGCATCCCGACTTCATCGGCCCGCGCACCGCGATCCCGCGGGCGATGGTCACGAAACTCTGCCCGCTCAAGGTCATGCAGCCGGCTTTCATCCGCGAAGGACACTCCACATGACGCCTGCCACCGTGGACGAGAACCTGAAGCAGTTCGCCTCCGAGACCCAGTGCCGCTACATCGACGCGGTCATCAAGCACGGGTCGATGCGCGCCGCTGCGCGTGTGCTCGGCGTCAACTTCACTTCAGTGCGCAAGGGAGTCGAGGCGGCGAAGGCGAAGGCTGCGCTGCGTGGGTACAGCCCCGACCACGACTGGACGCGGCCGGTGCCGCCGACCCACGTCGCAAAGGGCGTCAGCACCTACTACAACAAGGACGGGAAGCCAACCGGCCAGTGGGTGAAGGCGCATCTGGCAGCAGAGGCTCAGCTCGAGGCAATGCAGCAGGCCATCGCAGAGTTCGTCGGTGACGTCCAGCCGATCACGCCGCCGCCAGCACCGCTGGACTTCCAGACCGACATCATTCCCTGGATCCAGATCGGCGACGCCCACATCGGCATGCTGGCCCACGCGGCCGAGACGGGCGAGAACTTCGACCTCCGCATCGCCGAGCGCGAGCTGTGCGGGGCCATCGGCCTGCTGATCGACGAGATGCCAGCATGTGAGCGGATCGTCATCAACGACCTCGGCGACGCCACCCATTACGACAACCTCGCGGCCACCACGGCCGCAAGCGGCCATGCGCTTGACGCCGACGGCCGGCACCCGAAGATGCTGCGCGTCTACAGCCGCACCATGCGCTGGATCGTGGACAAAGCGCTGGAGAAGGCCCGCCACGTCGACGTCATCATCAACCAGGGCAACCACAGCCGCATCAATGACTTCTGGATGCGTGAACTGCTCACCGTGGCCTACGGCCACACCGGGCGGGTGCACGTGCTCGACAACGACAGCGTCTTCATCCCGTACCGCATGGGCAAGACGCTTGTCATGGTTCACCACAGCGACAAGTGCCCGCCGGCGCGCCTCGTTGGCGTGATGACCTCCGACTTCCGCAAGGACTTCGGCGAGACGGACTTCCACTACATCGACATCGGGCACGTCCACCACGGGTTCGTGTCGAAGGACCACCCGAGCGTGACCATCGAGTCATGGAACCATCTGGCGTCCAACGACAAATGGGCGCACGACGCTGGCTACAGGGCCCGCAAGGCGATCACGGTCGTGCTCCGCAGCCGCACCTACGGCGACGTCGGTCGGCGCGTCCTCTCGATCGACGAGATCCGCGACCGCATCAAGGGCGGAGGAGGCAAGGTCGCAGCGAAAGAGGTCTACGCGGTATGAGCCCCACCATCGTTGCCGCGCTCATGGCCGTCGCCTTCGTGCCTGCCGTGTTCCTGGTGGCGCTCGCCGCCGCCGCTTGCTTCAGCCGGTTCTGGTGGCGAGCGCTGCTCGAGGTGCTGCGCGTCAGGAAACCGTGACTTCCAACCGCCGGCCGATGGCCGCGAACGCCTGCGCCAGCGTGTCGATCTTCGTGGCGTGATGAAGGTCGAGCAGCCGGGTGACCTCCTGCGGGCGGACGGCCATGGCCTTGGCGAGTTCGATCGGGCGAGTCTTCGTCGCCAGCATCTCGTTCAAGAGCAGGACCTTCGCGGCCACCGACACCGGAAGCGCGACGAGTTCTTCGCCGTCCTGGGCCGCCGAAGGGGCGGGCACCGGGCGGCGGTCCTCGAAGTAGAAGTCCATGGCGGTGACAAGCGCGTCGACGGCCTCGGCGCGCGCCTCGTCGATGTCGTCACCTTGCGTGATGGCCTCGGGGATGTCCCGGAAGCTCACCGTGAAGCCGCCCTCCGGGGCTGCCTCAAATCGGGCTGGATAGCGTTGCATTGCAGTTTCCTTTCTGTGTGGGCACGGTGCCCGGCCTCATGTCCAAAAGGGCCCCCGCCGGGCCCGTTCTGGTTAGAGACCTAGTTGCTTCAGGATGGCGCGGCGGGTGCCTTCCTTTAGCTCCTTGCTGGGGTGTCTCGGGAGAACTGACTGCCGGCCTTGGTGATACATCTTCCAGTGGCTTGACCCCTCCTTGAACGTCACCCCCTGCGCTTCAAGCCATCGCTTGAACTCGCTTATCTTCACCGTGCCCTCCGTGTCGTTGCGATGAATGAATCATAAACAAAAACGCGAAGCAACACAAGCAAATTTGTTTATTCATTGAGCCCCCGAGATGGGGGGACACGGTGCGGTCGGGTGCTGCTTACCATCCTCGATGACCCTGGCGCATGACCGGGGCACAAGGGTGAGAACATGAAACGCATCGCAAAGGGCGCCGCTGCTGCGCTCCTGTTCGGCTGGGCGGCCCTCGCTCACGCTACCGACTACACCGCCCAGCTCGTGCTTCAAGGGGGGCTTCCTCCGCTGCGAGTCGGGTCCCCGGCCTTGGACGGCCCGCACAACCTGAACGGTGACTGGACCACTCCAAGCATGCGCGCTGCGGGTGTCCAAGCGCGAGATCAAGCGGGCCTGGACGCTGGCGGCTCCGCCACCTGGGATGAGTGGCGCAGCGGCCCGAGCATGCACAACTACGGGAGCGTTCCCACCACGCTTGGCGAGATCATCGCGCGAGTGCCTGAACTGGACTATGCGGGGTCAGGGATGGGGAATGTCTACTACTCCAGCATCACCTCGACCGCAAAGGCGAAGCCGGGCAACGGGTCGGAGGTCAAGGTGACCACCGAGTGGCGCCGCGGTTTCTCGCTCGCCGCCGGAGAGACGATGTCGTTCGCCACGCTCTGCACACTGAGCGTGCTCGACGGGCTGGCGCTCGACACGGTGACGAGCTTCACGCTCGATACGGCGGCATCCTTCGCCAGTCTGACGATGGCCGATGTGGGCAACCGCGTGAGCGCGAGCCTGTTCGCCTCCCTGACCAGCGCGTTCGGCGGAAACCTGTCGGACGTGTTCAGGTACACGCTCGGCGATGGCGGACTGTTCGTCCTGTCAATCACGAACACCACGGCCGACGTCATGACGGGGTGGATGAACGCCGGAACGTATGTGGACGTCAGTGCTCCAATTCCTGAGCCTGGATTGGCGGCACTCTTCGGCATGGGCGCTGTCGCGATCTGGGCGCGCAGACGACGCAGCTTTTCCTATCAGGAGAGATGACTGTCTACAACGTCTTTGAGAAGCCTCTCGATGCGTTGCTTTTCTTCGGCCAGTTGGTCTGCAAGCTCGGCATGCGCTCCGGGTAGATGAATTTCTTCTCGCAGGAGGCTCAGCAGTAGTTGTAGCTGTGCTTGCACTGGTTGCCCATGGAGAAGCAAGTCAGCGACCCATCGACGACGCAGGGGGTTCACGGACTCATGCACCTTCCCCCGGTTCTGGCTGAACTGTTGAATCAGTTCACTCTGTCTGTCATTCGATTGGAAGAGCTGTGCCAGTCGATCCTTGTGCGAGCCGTTCTCGTTCTCGCGCACAATTTCTTTGTAGATCCGCCGCTGCTCTTCAAGCGCGCTGTCGATCGCGGCATCTATGGTGCGTAACGGGGCTCGGGCATTTTGGATTTCCCAAGCGAGGGGATAGAGCTTGATGAACATTTCGTTCATTCTGCTGTTCAGTTCGCGGGCGGCAAGAGCCGTTGCTGGATCGGCTACCAACGTGACTTTCCCGATCGCAATCGCTAGCTCCGACGTCACAGATGAAGCTGTCGTACTGTCAAGCTCGCGCTCCGCAAGCGCGCCGATTCTGGCAAGTGTTCCATTAGCGATCGCGATGGCCTCAAGGTAAACGTCCTTGCGGATTGTAGATTTGCGCTCGTCCACCTTCAGCCTGTGATCGTGGTCAAGCTGGCGCTGAAATCTTTGCGTCGTGCTCCTGTTGGTCCACCAGCTCGTCAGCACTGATACGAGCACCCCGCTGCCTGCGCCGATTACCGCTGACCATATGGCGGATGGGAGGGTCGTACCAAACAGAGTCAATTCATCATTCATGAGACATGTTGGATGCAACGTCTGAAGAAATGTACTCAAGGGGTGGCGAGTAGGCCTCCGGTAAAGTGCGGAGGACTTCTCACTGCGTCGCAATCAAATGTGCAACCGGTACCGCCCGCCAAACCCCGACGACATCCGGCACCGCTGGCTGCGGGAGCCGCAGTCCAACTTCCCGCCCGGGCCCTGGTCCGAGGTGTTTCCGCGAAAGCAGGGGCTGATCCTGCGACCGGGTTCGACCGGCGCACTCGAGCTCATCGAGGCGCGGTGGCAGTTGGTACCGAACTACCACAACGGAAAGCCGCTCGGAGCCTTCAAGCTGAGCACAAACAACGCGCGGTGGGAGGACAAGGTCCGCACGTCGCCGACGTTCAAGCCTTCCTGGACCGCCGGCAGGCGCTGCCTCATCCCGGCCGCCTGGTTCAACGAGCCGAACTGGGAGAGCGGGAAGCATGAGCCCTGGAAGTTCGCGGCGGCCGACGGCGGCCCCATCGGCCTCGCCGGGCTCTGGAACCGCTGGCACGGCCCGGCAGGCGAGGTCGCCGAGACCTACACCATGATCACCATCAACGCGGACAACCACGAGCTGATGCGCCGCATGCACCGGCCCGAGGTCGACAAGGCTGGCAACGTCCTGCCACCCGAGCAGCAGGACAAGCGCATGGTCGTGGTCATCGACGAGGCGGACGAAGACGTGTGGCTGCGCGGCACGCCTGACGAGGCCGCCACGGTGGTCCGCCAGTGGCCGGTCGAGAAGTTCAGCGCCGGCCCGCTCGTGACGGTGAGCGAGGCGACGCCTGTTGCGCTTGACCCGGCCACCGGTGAACTCTTCTGAGGCGAGCATGCCGGTGCCGAAACCAGTGCTTCCGCACGCCTACAGCTTCACCCGCGTCAACGTCGAACACCTCGAGGCGCTGATCAAGCTGCTCGAGCGCAGCCGGAACGGCATGCCGCCGGCCGAGGTCGCCCTAATGCTCCAGTCGATGCGACGCCTGCACGCCGAGGTGACTCGCACGGCCTCCTCGGTCGAGCCGGCGCCGTTCTGACCTACCAGCCGACGGCGAACGGGCCCTCGCAGTTCCGGCCGCGCCCGGCTTCGCGCTGGATGTCGGCCAGCGCGTCACGCCGTGAGGCGTAGAACGCTGAGTTCGCCGCACCGCCGGGCTCGCAGAAGCGCACCTCCCACTCCTTCACCTGTGCCGGTCCTCCGGCCGCCGGCGTTGCCCTGTAGCGCGCATGCTGGTTCACTCGTTCGTATCGGCTCATTCCACACTCCTCTGTTGGATGACAGAGGGATAATTCCAGGGTAGGGGCTCATGGCATGAGCCAGGCGCCGCAATGTGGCTGGGGGAATATGAGGTATTCCTCATCCTTGATTGCCGCGCTACGATGCGCCAAAGAATTGATGTCCGACTGCGAAGGCGTCGAATGGGCGACCGAGGGATGTTGTCCGCCAGACGAGGCGGCCACCTCGCACTGCGTCGGACATTGGGGTCAAGGATAGGAAGTTTCGGATGCACTGAACGCATTCAGTGCAGCGTCTTTCTGCACCACGACAAGGGAGAGAAAAATGTTGCTTGCACGGATTGGGTTGCTCGCTTTCGTCTGCGCTTTCTTATTCGCTTGTGCGTCGAACGACGTCCCAAAGCAAAACATGTTCGGCTGGAAGTCTTCTCCCACTCCCCGGGAAAAGATGTTGGGCCGCCAAATCTATGACGGAGGAGTGATCGGCGGGCAGCTGATCCCCGTCAACGAGAAGAACGTTGAAGTTGCCGCAGTCAGCGACGAATTTCTGCGGACCAGCAATGACCAGTACGAGGCGAAGGTCGAGGCGACAATTAAGCAGGTGACGGCCGAGGTCGGGGGCAAACTCGTAAACACTGAAAAGCTCTCGGCCTCAGGAGTGCGCGTCCTCCAGATTATCGACTTCACAACCGGGGCCAAGGTCGATCAGAGATTTGTCTATCAGTGCCTCACGGCTCAGCGCTATCAATTCGACCTGGCAAAGCAGGCGGGCGGCTCTGTCGGCGTGGATGCGTCAGCCCTGGCAAACAAGCTCGGCGTTGATGCTGCCAAGGTGGAGTTCAAAGCCAGCCCTGACAACCCCGATACCGTGCGCGTGGTAGTGAACAATCCAGACGTCTGTCTCGCGTATGTCCCTGTTCGATTTGTTGACGCCAGTAGTAAGTGGTGGGGCTGTAGCGTCGCGAGCAAGACGGTGACTTTTCACAACGTGGCGAACGCCGCGTCGTTCAGTTTGGCCCCCGGGCAGGTGAGCAACTGGCATAGCGCCGAGTTCTGCGGCAAGGAGCCGGTTGGCGAACCCTGGTACCGATTGCAAGCGAAACGGGACGCGCCCGGCGCGGCCCCATACCTCGAGGTTTGCATGAAAGAGCGGGGCCTCACCGAGAGCGCGACCTCCTGCAAACGCGTGGATGACCTAGACGGCACACCGGTACACGTCAAAACTTACCCCTACGAAGAGCGGCTCTACAAGGCTGTGTCCCTGAACGTCAAGGGCTCCGTTAGCGGTGACAAGATCGAAATTCACAGGGCATACCTAACCTATCCCGAGTACGAACTCTTATTTGACTAGTCGACGCGTCGGGTCTCTGATGCGAAACAGCCCGGCTGCACAGTTGAGTCGACAGTAAGAAGGGGCGACGACGACAAAGTATGCTCGGCCGGGGCCACCATGGCTGTCGGCTGGCTTATGCCGGGCAAGTCCCCATCGGAGATTGCTTAGGTCGTGCCCGGCACCTCTGGGAAGCGGCCCGTGACGTGTCGCCTGAGGAGGCGGCCGTGATCTACGCCTTGCGAGTCGTCGCCGGAGTAGAGCGAAGTCCCGGCTCACCGGGCCGTAGACGGGCGAGCACTGGAGGCTTCTGTGCACTTCTCCACAAGGTGGAGGCTTCGGGGCGGCGCGAATTAGCGTACCGTTCTTTGGCGCGAAGCTAAACGTAACGGTGGTGGACGTTGGACGCGTTCATCAGCAACAATTGCGGACTAAGCTGAGATGCGCGCCGCAAAAAATTCTACACGCGCGCTGGGGAGCGTAATGACAACGAATGTCTTCGACGGGCAAAGAGGCGTGATCGCGACTGACAGTCGCTGGTCAATGCCCTGGGGCAGTCATCGCATCATCTACGTCGATGACAGTCAGTACGACAAGATCGAGCTTTTCAGCTCTGTGGCTTTCGTGTTCGCAGGCAAAGGGGTGCGAATCCAGGCTTGGAAAGACTGGATTAGATCTGGCGGCGGGCAGAGTACCAAGCCCACAGTGGCCGAGATGTCCATTTGCATTGTCGAAACATCGAACAAGAGCGTTCTCTTCAAGCAAGGCGAAGACATCTCTAAAGATGGTGCGCTTTTTGCTGGCACTGGGGCAAGACCAGCCTTCCAGTGTTGGCAAACGAACGGTGACGCGAAGCGTTCAGTAGAAAGTGCAAAACTGGTAGATCACTTTACGGGTGGCGAGGTCAAATTTTTTGACTGCACATCCAGGCAACACAACCTATTTTTCCCGGTCACCAAGGCCGATATAGGTTCTGTCTGCCGAGCAATTGAAGAGAGAGGAATCGTCATGGACATTTCATCGACCGCACCTGCCAGCATTGTCCGCCCGCCTTTCAAGCTGTCCGACTTGGCTGCGAACGACGCCATGCGCAAGGAAGTAAGCGAAAAAATTGCTTCTGGTGAACTGACTCCTGAAGCTCCTTGCGACGCAATGCACAACGAGTGGACCGAAGATCAGAAGGCACGTCTAGATTCGGCGCTCGCGTCCATCTTCCAGTGGTGATCTGAGGCTGCTCTGTTACGAAGCCCGCTCCGGCGGGCTTTTTCACGCCTGGCAATCCCTCACGTTGTGGGCAAAGAGTCGCTCATTCGGCAGAACGGCCCAACGGAAGTTCAGCTAAACATGGTGCTCACGCCCGCGAGGCAGGGAGATGATCACCGCGCAGGCTCCGGCACCACCAGGCCTGCGGGTTCATGGCGGAGGTCTTCCCATAGGCCACGTACTGCCGGCCGCGGAGCATGAAGTCGTCGCCCTTCATCGGGCCCAATTGGACCTCCACCATCGGCTGGAGGATGTGGTCCCTCGGGAAGTGCTCGCCGCGGTGCAGAAATGCCGCGCCGTCGGCGGTGACGGTGAGGTTCCCGGTGTGGCGCGGGGCTGCGGCGACCTCCTCGGCGGTGAGCTTCATCCCGGTGGCGCGGAGTTCGACGACTTCGATCAGCATGCTGAGATTTTATCCAGTACCCGCCTTGGGAAGAATTCTGGGAAAAATTCGGGGAATGGAGGGGAATCGGAGGGGCGCTCGAACGGCCCACGCCCGGCATCACTCCCCGCTGTTACCCCTCAATTCCCCCTCGGGTTGGTTCGAGTCCAATCGCGCCTACCAAATTGATGGGCCCTGTCTACCTCGGTAGACGGGGCCTCTTCATTTGGGCCGCCGATTCCCGTGGGAAGAATTTGGGGAGAATTCGCCCCCTGCGCCTCGGCCAGCTTCGCCCGGGCCCGGCCGTTGTCGTTCTGCGGCAGCCACCGCGCGTACACCTCGAGCAGCATCTTGACCGAGTGTCCGAGCTGGGCGGCGATGTACGCCGGGGGCACGTCCCCCATGAGCGCGGCCGTGGCAAACGTGTGGCGCGTGCAGTACGGCCGGCGCCAGCGGATGCCCAGGCGCTTCAGGGCAGGGCGCCAGTAGTGGTCCCGCTGGCTGCGCTCGTCGTGCCACGGCCGGCCCGTCACCGGGTTCTGGAAGATGTCGGGCGCCGTGTCGTCATCGCCTTCGCGCTCCGTGCGCCGCATCTTGGTGACCGGCGCCATCACGGTCAGGGCCTCGAGTGCCATCGGCACCAGGTCAACGTCGCGCACCGTGTGCGTCTTGGAGCCTTCCCGCTCGGACCCGCGGAACGTGCGGACGCGCTGCACGCGGGCCAGCTGCCGCTCGGTGTCGATGTCGGACCAGCGCAGGGCAATGACCTCCTCCGGCCGCATGCCGGTAGCGAAGGCGAACATGAAGTAGGCGACGACGGTTGCCGGGTAGTGCTTGCGCATGTCCGCCAAGATCCGCTCGCGCTCATCCAAGGATAGCGGGTCGGGCAGCTTGCGCACCACCTTCATGTTGCTGATCCCGGCCAGCGGGTTCGCCAGCGTCCGGGCACCCCGGTACTCAAGCTCGAGCGCGCCGCGCAGCACGATCAGGTAGTTGTTGTGCGTTTTGGGCGAGGGCCAGTCGAACCCTCCGATCTTGGCCGCCAGGAACTTGTGGTCGACGTCCTCCACAGGCGTGTCCGCCCCCAGCAGACCCTTCCAGAACCTGGCCGCCGTGGCGTACTGATCCCGGGTCGAGGGCGACAGCCGGCCCTTCGACTCCAGCAGGGCGTCGAGCAGCCCGCCGAGCGTCGGCCGGGTCGCGGCCACCCGCGCCGCGTACTTCGACTCGGGGAAGTACACCTCCCACTCGAACACGCCGGCCGCGATGGCGCGTTTCACCTCGGCCGCGTGCCGGTGGGCGAACTTCACGTTCGCTGCCGTGGGCGGCAGGGCCTTGCCGTTGAGCCGGAGCAGTTCCTTGTAGGCAACCCCGTCCAGGGTGAACGACAGGCGAATCGACGCCTCGCGGATCTCTACGCCAGTTCCGGTGCGGCCCATTGGGCGAAGCCTTTCGTGCTGATGAGGACATGGCCGTCAGGGGCCCGGACGAACTCGCGGTCTTGCAGCCAGACGCCGCGCTCGATCTTGCGCCTGATCGCCTTCTCGCTGTACCCGCTGATCCGGGCGAACAACTCGATGGTGACGAAGGGTGCGGGTGCCACGCCGTGGCGGCGATCCGGCGGAGTCACGGCCCGGCGTGCCGGGCGCTCTATGGTCTGGCTATTCATCCGCGATACTTCCCGGGGATCAATCGATTCATGGCTTTGGCGAGGCAGATGCTGTTCATGCTGTCGTGCCAGGTAAGCGCAGCACTCGATTTGTCCGGCTTCTCAGGGGCGCAATTGACGGTCATCATGAAACCTCAGCAACTAAGGAGCACATCGGATGTACGAAACTAAATTTCTTGTTGAGAGAGGCCGCTTCCTTTCGGGGCTCGTGAGCGTTGGGCATAACGCAGCGCATTACACCGTTGACCGGCCCCAGTACGGCGTCTCGCCGTGCGCGGCGATGCCAACTCCGTCGCCTGTTCGCGTGCACCGAAGCGGCGGGCGCTGGTTGGACTTTGAATGCACGGCAGGCATTGACTGGCCTGCTGAAGCCCTGAAAGCAGTGAGCGATGGGGCGTTCGGCCCGCCGCAATAGGTCTGCTCTCGAGGGGGAAGATGGTCTCGTCTCTCCGGGGTGGCCATTGATATCGCGGCGGTGTACTTCGGTTTTGCAGACTGTCATGATGCGGGCTCAACAACGGGAGGGAACGATGGCTCGAACAATCGGCAAGTTCCTGGTCACGCCACGCGTCACGACCCTTCAGGCAACAACCCCCGATGGCCCGCGGCTTGAGTGCCGAGGCGTGGCCGTTTTGACCTGGGACCAGGGCAGCGACACCGTTGATAAGTCGATCAGCTTCGACCGGGCCTTCGCGACGGCCGATGAAGCGACGCGGCACGTCTATGAACAGGTGCAGCTGCGAGTGGACAGCGGCGAACTCTGAGCGCATCACCGCCCTCCTTCCAGCGAAGCCGGCTGTTGCGGCGCGGCGGCCAGCATGGCCGACCAGGCACTGTCGATTGGTCCGATGAAGTCGTGACACGCCGACTGCTGATGCGCCAGGGCACCGGCGATCCCCATCTCTTCGGTGGGCTCCACGGGCACGACCACGAACCCGGCCGGCACCTCACGCGCCTGCCAAGCCTCGGCGGCGAACTGCACGCGCGTGTCGATGTACGTCTTCCCGTCAGGCTTGCGCCAGGTCGGCCAGCCCTTGCTGCGGGCGAACTGCTCGAAGGCGGGGGTCATTCGTCGTCCTCCGGTTCGGCGGGGTTCACGCGCTCGGCAAGCCGGCGCAAGCGGTCGATCTCGCGCGACAGGGCAAGCTCGACGCTTCCGAAGTGGTCAGGCTTGCGTCGGTAGTCGTCGGAGAACCCGGCGATTTCGTTGGCGCGGCGTTCGAGGATTTCGCCGATCTGCTCGCGCTCGTGCTTGGTGAGGTCAATGTCGATGATGGTCATGCCCCACCTCGCTTCGTTGCGGCGATGGCGGCTTCAGCGTTACCCATCACCTTTCCCGACAGGTGGGGCGCTTCTCGCCGCACAAGCGACAGCAATGCCGTCAAGGGTTCTGTCAGCCGCTCCGCATCCTTCGCCCCGCTGGCCGCCATGTCGCGCAGGCGGTCCCGGTCTGCTCGAAGGTCGCGCACCTCCTGCGCCTGTGGACTGTCCCACTCCCCGGCATAAGCCCCGGTTGATGCAAGGGCGGCGTCCGGGTGCCGTGCAGCGACGCCGCAGGTGATTACCTTGTGGGTTGCCAGTTGACACTCGGATTCAAGGTGTGCGGCGCGAGACTGTGCAGCGATCAGGTCGTCGCGCAGGCGGTCGGTGTCAGCGATGAGCTTGATCAGGACCGTGATGGCGTCAGCGACGTGACCCATTCGGATCAGGTTCGCGTACTCGCCTGCGGCGTCTTTGATCGCCTGCGCCAGCGCTTCCGGCGTTTGGTCGGTTTGCATGTCGTTCCTTTGAATTTGGTAGCGCGCACCGAGGCGCGTTGAGAGCCACCGGCTCAGTTCGCGGCTGTCGTCCTGCAACAGGCCGGGAGGCCAGCCGGTGGTTTGCATGTCAGGTTCCTTTTTTGTCGTAGGCCTTGTGCTTGGCGATCTCGCGTTCAGCACGACGAGCCTTCTTCGCTCGCGCGCGGGCCTCGACAGCAGCGTTGTGCTCGGCAATCTCACGTTGCAGTGCCGTGCGCTTCTCAACATCTCCCGGCAACACCGCGACTCGGCGGCGAGGCTTGACGTGGGCACTGAAAGCGCTTGGCGTTGGGGTGCGCGGGTCCATTGCGGCCATTGCAAGCGCCGCCATGACGACTGAAGTGGCGCGGCTCATCACTGCTCCCCCGTGATGCCGTGGCGCTTCTCTGCGAAGCGAACGCCGTGTTTGAACAGCGACATCGGTGCACGGCGAGGCGAAACGATCAGGGCTTGCCAACCTTCGTCAATCTCCGGGTCCGACAGCGGCTCGCGCTTGCCCGTAGTGGGGGCGGTGAGTGCGCGGGCCTTGTCGTTCAGGTCAAGGCACGACACGACGTTGTGCACTCGGTTGCCCGCGATCTTTGCCAGCCTCGCCGCGTCGTTGATCGTGCGCACGGGCCTGATGACCTCATCAATAGGCGGCATCATCTTGTTGGCGATGGCGTCCATCCCATCCGCAGCCATCTCAAGCTGGGCGAGTTGATCCTCGCTGATGAGGTACATGCCGGCCGGAACCTCGGGCTGCGCCTGGGTGCCGTCTTCCTTGATGCGATCGGCCATCGCGGCCAACTCCTCGCGCACAGATGTGACCGCTTCGGCGAGGGCCTTGTCTTCCCAATCGGCGATGTCGGTCAGCACGTCGTCACACACGCTGACGGCCTTGCGCAGGGCCACCTCGTCGTCAACGGACCCAGCCCATGCGTGATAGGCGGCTTCCGCTTCCTCGGGCTGCGCCTTGGTGGCCGCCTTGAGGGCTTGACGCACGGCGGCACGGGTATGCGCCAGCAGTTGCGAGGTGGTGAACACCATGGAGCTATTCGCGCTGGGTCGGTAGCCACTCGGCAGCACGGGGACGAGCGAATCAATCTGCACATCCGTCAACCCCTGACCGGAGCCCGTCGCCTGTTGCGCAGAGGGTGGAGCGGCGACTAACTCGGCGGCGAATGAAAGTGTCTTCCGATCATCGGCCGACAAGCCGGTCGCGCGACTGATTCCGACAAGCAACCTCGCCAGCGCCGCACGGTCTTCCGCCACCGGCTCCCCGCTGCCCTGCCGCGCCTCGGCCATCGCTTGCAGTTGGTCGATGGCGAAGTTCAGCGCGGCCTGTTCGTTCGGGCCGAGCATCTTCTCTTCCTTCTTGAACCGTTCCAGGAAGAACACTGCGCGGCTTGGCGTGATTGGTGCGGTCATTGGGTGTCCTTTTGCATGGCTGCGCGGTCGAGGCGTTCGATTTCGGCGAGGATCAGCGCGCCGGCTTTAACGAGATTGCGCCGCGCGTCAGCCGACTTCCACCCGTCCGCGCTCCACGGCCAGCACCAGGGCGGCGACCGGGTAGCGTCTGGGACCATTCCATCCGCGAGGGCCGCTGCTTCAATGGCGTACGCAGCAGCGGCCAGGGCGATAGCCCCATTCCCATGCTCGTCGTCATGCTGAGGCGTCCATCCTTCGGCGGCCACTTGCCGCGCGCGCTCCGCAATCACATCGCGCTGCGCATCCGTCACCTCGTCGGCGGCACGGGCCACCGGCTCGGCTTGCCGTTGCGTGGCGAGGGCGTCAGCCAGGAGCCCGTACCGCTTCGCCTCGACAAGCCGGGCTGCGCCTTCGGGAGTACCCAGGAACTCCGCCGCTTCGCGCGTTGCGATGGCCTGCCAGTCGCGGGCCATGCGGATCAGCTTCTCGGTGGTCATGTCTTCTCCTGATAGGCCGCCAGGGCGGCGCGAAGCTGTTCCCAATCCTTGGGCCGCCCAACAGAGCACGTCTGGTCGAACGCCACCTTGCAAGCCTCGGCCAACTGCTTCACCAGGGCCTGTCGGGACTCGAGGTGGGCGCGGAGGACCTCCATTGCTGGGCGCTGGTCTTCGTCTGCGCGAGCTACAACCGCCAGATCGTCTGCCACCTCCATCGCCCGCTCCACCCACTCGCTGGGGGCGGCCTGCTTGTCGGGGGTCATGCGGCACCTCGCGCCTTGAGCATCGCGTCGGCGACCCGATAGGCGTGTTCAACCACACCGGTGACGCACCACGCTTGCCACTGCTCAATGGTCAGCGCCTTGTCTGCCCGGTCGCCGTATCGCTGGTCATCCGGCACGGCCAGCATCCCCTGCATCGCATTCGCGGCGAAGTAGTCGCGCAGGTGCATGCCGGGGTGCTGGCGATACAGGCTGCCGGCCTGGTCGAACTCAGTCCACGGGTACGCCGGGCCGCCGTCGTTGATCTCGGTGCTCATCAGGTTCTCTCCGTAGTGGTGGCGTCAGGCCGTCGCGCCGTGCTTCGCCAGCAGCGCGAACAGATCCGCCACCGTCGCCATTTGCTCGCACTCGGCGTCGGGCAGCTCGACAGCGAACTCGTCCTCGAGTGCCATCACCAACTCGACCGCGTCGAGCGAGTCCATGTGCAGATCGGCCTCGAGGTTCGACTCTGGTTTCACGTCGCCAGGCTCCATACACAGCTGGATGGCGATCACGCGCGTGGCGCGGGCGGTGAGGTCGGAGAGGGCTTGCGTGGTCATGGTGAGATTCCTGGATGTCGGCGATCAGGCGCCAGGTTGGGAGAGGGCCCGCATGGCGGCGTCACGCAGCACGTCGAACAAGTCCGGGTCGCCCAAGAACAGGAACATGAGCACGACGACAACAGCGGTGAGGGCAACGTCTTTGCGGTCCATGCGGGACTCCGTTGGTGTGAAGAAAAGGGCACCCAGAGGGCCGGCCGGAATGTCGATCGCGGAGAAGGGGAGAGGATGGAGAGAGCCCCCGCGGGATGTCGGCCGATTGCTGCCCGAAACTGGTTGCTAGGTCAGAAGGGCACGTCCCAGTCGGGGTCGTCCCCGCTCGGATCGGCCTTCTTGGCCGGGGCCGGCGCGGCGCGGCGCGCAGCCGATGCGGGGGCCGGCGCGCGCTCTTGGCGGTCGCCGCCGTCATCACGCCCGCCGAGCAACTGCATGTTGTCGGCGATGATCTCGGTGGTGTACTTCTCGACGCCGTCCTTGTCGGTCCACTTGCGGGTCTTGAGGCGCCCCTCGATGTAGA